CACGACCTACGTGCTTGGCCGGCCACGCGCGCGAGCGGCCCCAGAGCTTGGCCCCACTTATCGAGCGGCCACCTTATCACCCCCGCAACGTCAAGCCAAAAGGCAGGTCATCGAAGGGTCGGGATCACGGCTTCCACACCCCAAGAAACATCAAAATTAAAGCGCCCAGAGCGACTACGGCGCCGAGAAGCAACCTAAACCACAAATGATTCCAACGCATAAAGCCTCCCAAAATTGTGAAGATTGTGCTTGACTTTCGTAACAGAGTTTCGTAACATCATTCCACTTTCGTAACATAATAACATCCATGAAAACAGTCAAGCTCTGTCGTTTCTGTAAAGAGCCTTTGAAGCAACCTGACACCGGAAGGCCCCGTCAGTTTTGTAGCGACAACGAAAGGGTTGCGTACCACAGGCTGAAAAACCAGATCAGAAAAACCGAAACGGCAAAGCCGTAAGTCGTACCCGCGACTATGGCCTATCTGCAAAAAGTAAAGCTGCAGTCTGGCTCCAATGCCTGGCAGCTGCATTACTATTTCAACGGCCGGCGGCATTGCAAATACTTTCCTGCCGGCGCGCCGCAGGGCATAGCACGAGCCGAGAAAAAGCGCATCGAAGCCGAGCTGATCATGCACAAACTTGGCCTAAAAAAATTCGAGCCTGAAAGCGAGACCCCCGGCCTCACGCTGCACCAGTTCAACGGCCGCATCACCATCGCACGGCAACACGACGTTTCACCTAAAACACTGAAACGGAACGCCTATGCTCTTAAGCGCTTAATTCAATGCCTTGGCGAAAACACCCTAATCGATCAGCTCACCGCCGAGCGGCTGGACGAATTCAAAAACTACGTCCATAGCCAAGCCATTACAGCCTACAAAACCAAACACAGACCTACCGACGAACAAAAAATAAAACGGGGAATCAATAAGGAGCTCTCGAATCTTCGAACTATTTTCCGAGCCGCGGCCGCCAAAGGCATCATCAGCGAAGCTCAAGTGCCAAAAATAAAACTCATCCGCACCGACCGCTTCCGGTTGCCGGCCGTGCTGAACAACGTCGAAATTATCGACATCGCCAACCAGCTCACCAACCAAGCGCGACTGGCTTTTTGGATTATCAGGTACACCGGCTGCCGTCGTGGAGAAATACTCCGCGAAAACCTAAACGACAATAAAGGCCTCAAGTGGTGTGACGTGGACTGGATGCGCAACACCATAAAACTGTACGGCAAAGGCAAAGAAAAGCTCGTCCCCATGCACGACAAGCTGAGAGAAATACTACTCGCCGCGAAACCAAAAAATGCAGTACCCGAAGAGCACATCATTAAATTTGTAGCCGACACCATCACCCAAAAATTTCGAGAAGCTATCGTCAAAGCTGGAATCAACAAAGCCGGCGCCGTGCACATTTTGAGACACACCGCCGCCAGCCAGATGCTCAGCGCCGGAAACAGCATCAGAGACGTCATGGAGCTGCTGGGCCACGAGGACCTGCAAACCACGCAGATCTACTTGCATACGCAGAAAGAGAATCTGCGCAAAGCCGTCAACAACTCGTTCTGACCATCATGTCGCCGTGATGCGATTGGAACACTTTTAAATAAAAAGCGCCGCCCGCACGCGACAACGTACGGACGGCAAAACCAATAACCTGAGAGTAAAAGCAGAAGGTTAAAGGTCATTTCGTAGCGGGGGGAGGATTCGAACCTCCGACCTTTGGGTTATGAGACCCAACGTCTCAAAACTGAACCTCCTGTTTTTACTCTCCCAAACAAATTTCCTTATGTGCTGATTATGTGATTTCCATACGCTCAGGAAATCGTGGCTCTCTGCTAACCACGAGAGGCTCACCCGGGGCCCCTGGGCGAAACAAAAACCCGCCCGCGCCAACCGCTGAACTATCCCACAGTAGTCAGCTCTTGGCAACGGTGGGTTTTAATTCAGCAACCAAACAGGAGAACCCCATGAACAAAGGCCCAACTCGCGGAATGTGCCTCGAGTGCATGTTCCTCAAACAACGTAGGGTGACAGATCGATATAGCTCGAATCTCCTCATCTTCGACTGCCTGCACCACCGCGCTGCTACGAAACCGAACGAAGCGAAACGCATCGGCTACATGCCCTTCACGCCAGACTGGTGCCCGGTGCAGCCAAAAAAGGAGAAGAAAAATGAGCCACAGCCAATACGCTAAACTCAAGAACGACTCGAGAATCGCCAACATCTTCGAAAAGGACGCGATTTTAAGCATCGGTCTGCCAATAAGAGCAGACCAGGTAATTTTCACGATCTCAAAACTTATAGGTACACCATGACTACCGAACAAACCAAAAAACGCATCGAAATTCAAAAGCTGCTGGAGGACATGGAGCAAGAGGACTTCAGCATCTTCTACAAGTGCTGTTCGGCTCAAGATGTGGCGTTGCTGACCGAGCTGGCCTGGATTATTTCCTTTCTCAACGGTAGCAACACAGCCACCTCCTATATGGCCGCCGCCGAATCGATCAAAGCATTGAAACGACTCGAACACAGACGCCTCGAACCCATACCGTGACCAAAATTTCCAATCGAGACTTCAAGGGTATCTGGATTCCCAGCCTGATTTGGTGCCATCCCGATCTGTCTCCACTCGAGCGCGTGCTGCTCGCGGAGATTGACAGTCTCGATCGGCCAAAAACGCATTGTGTAGCGTCGAATTTGTATTTCGCCAACTTTTTCAACGTGACGGAAAGGCACATCGCCCGCTGCATCGCCAAACTAAAAGACAAAGGGCTGATCTCCTGGCATTTCAACGGGCGGCGGCGAAACCTGCAAAGCAAGTTCAAGATGGCGCTGCAAGCCAAGGCGGCCAATGGCACTTATCCACATGGGGGACATTTATGTCAGGGCAGCACTGACAAAAATGTCACCCCTGCCCTGACTTTAAAGTCAGGGCAGCCTGGACAAAAATGTCACCCCTTTGATGGGAGTAATAAGGTAGATAGAATAGTAGATAAAAAAGACTATAACCAGAATCGGATGTTTGAAACCTTCTGGGAGCTCTACCCAAAGAAAAGCAACAAGCTGCTCACCATGGAATCCTTCACTGAGGCACTACAGATCGACAGTTTCCAAAATATCATAGCCGGACTCAGGGAGCAGCTCAACGACTTCCTGAACTTGGCGGCGGATGACAAAACCAAATTCATCCCCAATCCAAAAAACTGGCTCGATCAGCAACGATGGACCGACCGGCCTCTGAAAAGAGGCGCCGGGTTTCAGAATCGGCAAGAAATCTTCCAATGGTTCGACACCAAAGTCAACGAAACTAAGAAGGACATTCCACAATGAACATCCAAAAAACCTTGAAACAGCATATAAGGCTAACAACAGAAACCGCTAGCTGGTTAAATGACATGGCAACCAAACATCACTACCTACACAGACCTGTCCATTACCGAGCTCTACCGTTCGGTTGGGCTGTTGAGTTTGAAGGAAAAAAGTTCCAACCAGACGGAAAACCGAGTGGCTTCATCATCTTCGGACTGATACATTTCACGCGCCTCCACGGTGAGTTCGGATATGAGAGCCTGCCAACGAAATGGCAAGTATTAACTCTGGCACGTCTATGGCTTCATGACACACTACCAAAGAATTCCGAGACCTGCGTCATCGGCGCCGCACTTAGGTTGGTCCAACGGCGATGGCTTGAAGTTCATCCACCGCGATTCATGGATCAGCCGTACCATATCGTCAAGATAATCAGTTATGCTGATACGCGCTACCACAGTGGCTTAATCTACCGTGCGGCAAATTTTCGAGAATACGGCCGAACGTTCAGTAAAAAACGGCACAAAAATACCCCCGGTCACGACATAAACGCGGAGTTGATCTGCTACATTTACGACATGCGACAACCACGATGGAAATTCAAGCCACACCTGGCGACAAGTGACAAAACCGGATTTGAGAATCGGCAAAAAGTCTTCGACTGGTTCGACACGAAAGTGATCGACGCCGAGAAGGAACTAAGCCAATGAACGTTGAAAAGACCCTGACCGAAAAACAGTTGCAGCTGATCACCCAAGCCTTCGCGCTCAACCTGGAAACATCCGACGGCCAATTCGAGCAGCTCACTGCCTTCGGAACAATGGACAACCAGAAACGAACCAGCTACCTCGCCGCCTTCAAACTGCTGCTCGATAGCATTCGATCTTATGAACAAAAAAACCAAAAACGCCAAGGCCAAAACCAGAACCGGCCGGCCCACCAAACTTGACCAGCGGCGCATTCAAGCTTTGCTCAAGCTCATCGAGCAAGGCAACTACCTAATTACCGCCTGCCGAGTGATCGGAATTGACAAATCGACGCTGACCAAGGCTAAAGGACGCAACCCGCAACTACGCGCCCAAATCAAAAAAGCCGAAGCCGTGGCTGAGGAAGAAAACAACGCCGTCATCCACCGTGAAAGAAAAAAAAACTGGAAAGCGGCGCTGGAATTTGCCTCGCGCCGCTGGCCGAAACGTTGGGGGAAACGGCTGCGCATCGAAGCAACCTCAATAGACGCGGCCATCGAACATGAACTGGAGAGACTGGCCGGACGACGTCAAGCTGAAGATGCTCACGGAGCTGAAGAGGAAGACCACTCCTGAGCATCCGGTGTGGCCAGCGGCCTACACTAACCGCGACACCGGAAGAAAATATGAACCACTGTCTGCAGAAATCCAACAATTTCACAACACCAAAACCCGTTACACCCTGCTCGCCGGAGGACTCGGATCAGGAAAAACCACCGCCGGGGCCATTCAAGCCCTGCAAAAAATAAAACAGGCCCTCCCCGGGGCCATCGTCAGCCCCGACTTCGAGCATTTTAAACGATCGGCGTGGCCGGAGCTCAGAGCCTGGATCCCCTGGAACTGCGTCCACCCCAGCGACCGCTACCGCGGCGATCCGGCCTGGGTGCCCCAACGCACCTTCGAGTTGCACTTCATAACCCCAAAACAAAATTCAGTCACCAACGTCAGCCTCGGTGGCATCGATGACCCCAGCTCGTGGCGGGGTCCGAATCTCAATTGGTTTTGGTTCGACGAAGCCGGCCGTAAAAAGGATGACCAGGCCTGGCGCGTACTGATCGGCAGAATCAGAATCGGTAACAATCCGCAAGGCTGGATCACCAGTACGCCAAAATGGAACTGGCTGAAAAACGTTTTCATCGACAAACCCTCGAAATTCAAAAGTCGTTTCACCGTCCAAACCAAAGACAACCCATTCCTGGATAAAACCTACGTCGAATCGGTTTACTCCGAATACAGCAGCAACGACGCCAAACAAGAACTCGAGGGGGAATTCGTCGCCCCTGAAGGCCTGGTTTACAGCAACTTTAACGAGCACAACATTACCGAACTGGAACCCGACCCCAAGCGCGAAATTGAAATTGCCTATGACGATGGATTCGTCGATCCTCGCGTTTTCCTGCTCATACAAAGAACAGCCAATTACATTCTCGTGTTCGACGAGCAATTTCACAGCAGCCACCTGCCCCGTACCTGCATCCAAGAACTGCTGGGCAGATGCCAGAAAAACAAATGGCCTAAACCTGTGCTGGCCATTGGCGACCCTACCGCGATCGAACTGCGCGAAGAATTTCGCCTGGCCAACATCGCCGCGCGCGGCGAACGCGTCCCCAACATCGAGGGGATCACCCGGCTTAGGAGTCTGTTTTGCAACGCCAACGGACAAAGGCGCTTGCTAATCCAAAAGCGATGTGTTAACTTGCTCGCCGAAATCATGCACCAATACATCTACCCGGAAACCGGCACCCGGTCAAACACCGAAGAACCCATCGATAGATTTAACCACGGCTGCGACGCCCTAAAATACTGGAGCTACCACCGAGCGCGAGCATGAACCTCCGCCAGCTTACCACCGCCTACATCAAACTCGCCACCGGATTCATCTCGCCCAGGCTTCGTCTGCAAGCCATGCTCGACCTGCATCCGGAACTGACCAATCAGCAACACTGGACCCTGGGCAACGAAGCCACGCAACCCCAGCTCAACTCCAACGCGGCGCTGCACAACTCCAGCGCCTGGGTTTATAGATGTGTCGACCTCTGGCAAAAACTCATCGCCCCCCAACTAATCAAAATCGTCCAGGACAACGAGACGATTAAGCACCCGCTTGATGCCATCCTCGCGACCCCGAACGTCATTCATAGCTCACACAAATTGTGGTCACAATGGGCGCTGAACATGGCCACCGGCGGTGAATCCGGCATCGAGGTAGTCTACAACAAACGTGGTCAGCTCACCGAACTGTGGCCGCATAGCGCCAGCGCTTTCGGAGTGCTGCCGAACAAAGATAAAGAAAATTATTACGTGCCGGCCGGGTATCGAATCTATAATCCCGAATCAGCATTCTCTAAAGCACTCTACGACCTCAACACCGACGAATTTATGCACTTCAAATTCCACAACCCAGAAAACGGCTGGCGTGGCATGTCACCGATCAGCATTGCCAAAGCCACCATCAAAACCGAAATTTACGCGAATCAGTGGACGCTGAGTTACTTTCTCAACGGCGCCACTCCCGGCATCGCCATCATCGCCCCGAGCGGTCTCACTCCAGATGAAAAAAAAGAAATCATCAGCAGCTTTCAGCAACGCTACGGCCTAAGCGCTTCCGGCGCCGGATGGCATACCCCGCTCGTGCTGGAGCAGGGAGTTTCAGACATCAAACCCTTTTCCAGTCTGCCCAAAGATATGGAATGGGTAAACCAGCAAAAATTAAATAGAGACACGATTGGCGCGATCTTTGGAATACCTGATGAGATTGCCGGGCATGGCCGAGACACCTATGAAAATTTCGACGTCGCCGAACGTGTGTTGTGGACAATCACGATCAGTTCGCTTATATTTATGCGAGACGACGAGCTGACTTTTGCCTTCCACAAAAACGGTCTGCTCGAATCCGATCTCAAATGCCAGACTGACCTGACAAAAATCTGGGCGCTGAGGAGGGCGATGAACTCGGCGTTCACGCAGGCGCAAATGCTTGCCAACATCGGCGTGCCGTTCAACCGCATCGACGAGTACCTGAGCCTGGGGGTTGGAAAAATACCCGGTGGCGACAAACCGACCAGACTAAGCCAACCCATCAGCAGCGAAACTACTCAACCGAGGGCTTCCGACGAAACGACCTCTTCAGAAACTCCACAATGAACCAACTGCACAAAATCATCCGTTACACCGAGCACGGCCGCATGCTCGTCCCCATCCGACAAAACGATGCCGCGTTGCTCAGCACCAACGACACCTACAGCGTCACCCTGACTCTCGAACAACCTCTGATCGATGGTGACATCGTCATGGCGGCTGGCGCAAGACTCGAGCGCTATTTCAAAAACCCCGTCGTCCTGTGGAATCATCGAAGAGATATACCACCGATTGGAAGAAGCCAGGAACTTTCCAAACGGCCCGGCATCGGCATCGACAGCATCTTCAGTTTCTCGCCGCCAGGGCTTGACGACATCGCCGACAAAATTCATACGTTGTGGAGAACCGGCATCATCAATGCCGTGAGCATCGGTTTCTTTATTCACGACTGGATCAGGATGGATGGAAAAGAAAAAGGAAAAAACTGGTGGGATGATCTGTTCACACCCAAAAAGATCACCGACTGGGAACTCTTCGAATTTTCAATCGTCCCGATCGGAGTCGACGCCAACGCCGTGCGCCATGCCCTCCCACTGATGTACACCGGCGAAACCAGACGCCGCCTGCAGCGGAGACTTAACGACGAGCTGAATGACAACCAAAGCTCGATCCAAGAGCCGGAGTTGCAGGCGATCTACCAACAACTCAGCAACGCCACCCAACTACTCAAGGAAATTAATCATGCAAGACCTGCATAAAACCGCCGAAGACCTCGTCAAAGACATCGCCGAGCTGCGCGACCTGGTCAAACAGAACCTCAAGCCTGATGGAACCTTCGAAGCAACCATAGACCAGACCAAGCTCGAATTCGTGGTCAAAGGAATGATCGAGGCCCAAAGGCAGCTCATCATCAAAGAGTACGAAGCGAGCAAACCGCTGCGCAAAGGCGAACCGATTCAGAGCTCCGACGGCGAACGACAAACCTTCAAAGGCCTCGCCGAATCCGGAAAATTCAAAGGCAAAAAAATTCACGACCTGGCCGCCGCCTACAACCTCTTAGCGCGCGCCCATGCCCTGGCCCCAGACAAAGTGCAAGAGCCTGGACAATCCGCCTTAAAGGAATACGCCGATCTCTACAAAGAACAAGCGATGACCACCACCGGCGCCGGCAGCGGCGCTGAGGTGATCAACGTGGACATTGCAGACGAGATTTGGCACGACGTCTTTGCCGAAGCCATGGTAGCCAAAAACCTAACCCCGCGAAAGATGACCGCCGACCCTATGCCCATCGCTGCCGGCTGGGGAGCGCGCACATGGAAAAAGGGCACCCAAAACACCGCCGCCACCGCTCAAGACGCCACCACCGAAAAACCACAACTCAAAACGACGGAGCAGGTGACCGAGGTCGATTGGTCGTACACACTCGATGAAGATTCCGTCGTTGAGTTGGTCGCCGAGCTTAAAGCCGACCTGACCCGCAGCGCTGCCGAACAAGCGGACAATCTGTGTCTGAATGCCGACAGCACCAACGCCGCCACCGGCAACATCAACCTGGACGACGCTGACCCAGCCGACGACAGCTACTACCTGGTTGAATCCGGCGCCCAAGACGGCATCCGTCACCTCTACCTGGTGGACAACACCGGGCAGAGTGTGTCGGCTGCAGCATCGCTCAGCGATACGCTGATGGAAAACCTCATCGCCAAGCTCGGCAAATACGCGGTGAGGCCGAGTGAAGCCTTGATCGTCACCGACATCAAAAGCTACCTGCGGCTGGTTGCCCTCGCCAACGTCCGCACCAACGACAAATTCGGCATCGGCACCATTCAAAACGGCATCCTCACCCATTATGCCGGCATACCCATCGTACCCAGCGACCAAATGCCGCTCACCGAGGCTGACGGAAAAGTGAGCACCACCGCCAGTCTGAACACCAAAGGCCAAATCGTCCTGCTCAACCGCAGAATGTGGCGCGCCGGCTACCGGCGCTTTCCCACTCTCGAAATCGATCGCGACATTCGCGGCAGGACGTTCTGGTTAGTTGCCAGCATGCGAGTTGCCATCGGCTGCCGCGGCACACGCAGCACGGCAAGCCATACCGCCGGCCTGATCAACATCACCGTCTAAAGCGAAGCCTCCTTTCCTCCCCAACCCCGTCCCGCCCCTGCGGGCGGGGGGGGCGGAAAATGACAACAAACAGAAAGACCGAACCATGACAACTATCGTCGTAAGCAAAGGCGGCATCAAAACCAACGGGCCGAACGGCTACATCGATCTGCCCGAAGGCCAACGCTACATCGATGACTCCACACTCGAGTTCTTAAAGCGTGACTGTCTGGGCAGCTTTAAAACCATAACCGACCAGCTGCCAGACCAAGACACCAGCGTGCGCATCACGGTCATCAAAAAAATCAACGACCCCAAAAACAAAGTGGTCTTCGAAAAAGGTGAGTACGAAGTCGACCAAGCGACCGTTGACGTCTTGTCACAAAACTTCTCAGACCACTTCACCGTAACCGAATAAGATGGCCGTCCGCTCGAGCTGCCAGCCGATCATCAACGCCGTGCGCCGCCGCATGGAACTGGGAAGCTACCTTTCCGCCAGCACCGCCTCCGGCAACACCAGCTGCAAGGTTCACACACTCACACCGTTCCGGCCTAATGGCGGAGTCGTCAACATTCGCACGAACGTCATCACCTACAGCGGCCTCGACGAAAACAATAACGCGCTCACCGGCATCCCAAGCTCCG